AAACAAAACTTTAACTAGTCCTGCAATAGGAACAAAAATTTCAGACACAAACGGAAATGAATTAATTAATCTTACTGCCACAAGTTCAGCAGTTAATGAATTTACAGTAGCTAATGCAGCAACAGGTAATGGTCCAATTTTATCAGCAACAGGAGAAACTAATGTTGATATAAATTTAAATCCTAAAGGAACAGGAACTCTTAAATCAGGAACAGCTGCAGTTAGAATTGCAGGAAAAGAAACTATATGGGTTCCAGCAGCTGCTATGTATCCAAATACTACAAATGGAGCAGAAGCTGCACAAGTAGAATTATCTAATGGACCAGAAATTAAAGTTTTAGATTTTGATAAAGACTCTGATGAGTTTGCACAGTTTGCTGTTGCATTTCCTAAATCATGGAATGCAAGCACAGTAACTTTTCAAGCATTTTTTACAGCTACTTCAACAGATACAGGTACAAGTGCATATGTTTTACAAGGTGTTGCATTAGCAGATAATGGCGATCTTAACACCGCTTTTGGAACAGCAGTTGGACCAACAGCAAAAGCTATGAGTGGAACATCAAACGATTTAGCAGTTACAGCAGAAAGTGGAGCGGTAACAATTGCAGGATCACCTGGTGATGATGAGTATGTTTTTTTCCAAGTGTCAAGAGACGTATCAGCTGATGACCTAAACGCTGATTCAAGATTATTAGGAATTAAATTATTCTTCACTACTGATTTAGCTAACGACGCTTAATAGGAGGAATAAAATATGTTTGGATATCGATTATTAGGATTTGGTACCGGTGGATCAGCCCCATTAGAAGATTTAAATGTTGAATATTTAGTTATCGCTGGAGGTGGCGGTGGTGGTGCTGGAGAAGGTGGTAATATTTCTGGTGGCGGAGGAGCTGGCGGATATATTTCTTCAGTTACAGGAGAACAATCTGGTGGTCCAAGCACAGTTTTATCTGCATTCGCAGCACAGTTAGATACAAATTATGATGTAACAGTTGGAGGCGGCGGAAGTGGAGCAGCTTCTGGAACTACAAATGGATCAAATAGTCAATTTAAAGGTGATGTCACATCAATAGGTGGTGGACGTGCTGCTTTTCTTAGATCTCCACCATCATGGCTTGCAGCAAGTTCTGGAGGATCTGGTGGCGGAGGAGCTGAAGGACAATTAGGTGGAGCTTCTGGAACAGCAAATCAAGGAAATTCTGGAGGATCAGTCGGTGGAGCAAATAATACTGGCGGCGGTGGCGGAGGAGCTGGCGCAGCTGGAGGTTCAAACGGAGGAGCTGGAGGAGTTGGAATTCAATCAGCCATAGCGGATGGCTCAACACAAGTATTTAGAGCTGGTGGTGGCGCTCGTGGTCCCGGCGGCCAAGGCGGCGGCGGAGGATCTGGAACTGCTGGACAAGCTAACACTGGCGGCGGTGGCGGAGATGGAAATCGAAGTGGTGCAAACGGTGGATCTGGTGTTGTAATTTTAAGATACCCTGCAGGATACACAATTAGTGCAGACCCTGGACACACTGTTTCAACAACAGCAGTTGGAACTCAACAAGTTTCAACATTTACAGCTGGGTCAGGAAACATTCAGTTTACGGTATAATTATGGCACACTATGCATTTTTAGATGACAGTAATGAAGTCTTAGAAGTAATTGTAGGTAAGGATGAAAACGATCCAGTACCTGCACCTCATGCTTCTTGGGAAGACTACTATGGTTCTGTAAAAGGTAAAACTTGTAAAAGATGTTCATACAATACTACTGGAGGACAACACTTACTAGGTGGGACTCCTTTTAGAAAAAATTATCCAGGTCCTGGTTATACTTATGATGAATCTAGAGATGCTTTTTTAGGTATTAAATATTTTGCATCTTGGGTTTTAGATGAAGAAACTTGTGGTTATGTAGCGCCTCTTCCTTATCCCGATGATGGAAATAATTATCTTTGGGACGAAGATACATATCAAGCAGATAATACACAAGGATGGGTTCAAATATAATTTAGAAAGAATTAATGAGAAAGCATGATTACTGGTTTTTTGAGTCGGCATTATCGCCTGCTATGTGTGCTGAGATAATAGAAAAGCACACTAAAAATTTACATAAAGGTGGTACCGTATCTAACGATTTAGAAATGGTTTATGAAAATAATAAGCATAGAGATTCTGAAATATGTTTTTTTGAAGATCAAGATTTATATAATTTTTTAAATCCTTTAATAAATACTGCTAATAAAAGTGGTGGTTGGAATTACGATTGGGATTGGTATGAGCCAATACAGATGACTAAATATGGTTTAAATCAATACTACTCTTGGCATAAAGATGCTTTTCAAATAACCTATGGTGAAAAACAAGCAAAAGAATGGAGAGGGAAAGACAGGAAATTATCTGTAATAATATCACTAAATGATTCTAAAGATTACGAAGGCGGAGAACTTATATTTGATAATAGACTTTATGAAATAGAAGAAGAGCGTCATTTAAATCAATATGAATGCACACAATATAAAAAACAAGGAACTGTAATAGTGTTTCCATCTACTTTACATCATAAAGTTAATCCAATAACAAAAGGCACTAGACACTCTTTAGTTATTTGGTGTTTAGGACCTCCTCTTAGATAATGCACGATTTTATAGAAAGATATTTAGAAGACTATAAAGTTGCTAGTGATAGACAAAGAAAAAGAGAGTTCTGGAATGTTGAAGGAATTATAAAAGGTAAATCAAATCAATCTTTTAAATTTGATTTAAGACCTATTATTAAAAATGCTAAAGGTGGATCTTTTAAAACTAAAGCAGATAAAATGGTTTTTGATGTAAAGGATCAATATATTATAGTAGATGTTGAAGAATTGCATCAGTATTTAAAAAGTAATAATATAAAAGTAGTGTTTTTAAATGACTTGATTTTTAAATTAGATTGGAATATTATACTTGTGAAAGAAAATATATGATTTATCCAACTCTACGTGTTGATAACTTTTTTAAGAAATTTGACCAAGTTAAAGAATGGGCAAATAATTTAGAGTATTTACCAAATACTGGAACTTATCCAGGTCATCGAACAAGATCTTTACATGAAATAGATCCTTTGTTTTTTCAAAACACTACTAGAAAAATAGCAGCTATTTTATTTCCAAATGATTATATAGATATGTCATGGAGTGCTAATATGCATTTTCAAAAAACAGATCCTAAGATATACCCTGGACCTGGATTTATTCATCAAGATCATTCAACACTTGAATTTGCAGTTATCTTATATTTAGATGGTGATATTGAATCTGGAACTAGTGTTTTTAGACCTAAAGGTATCTCTGTAGACAGAGAGGGATATGTAGATTTTAAAAGTAAATGTTATAAAAATCCTGAAATGATGCAAACAGAAGAATTTAGACAAGCAGTTTACAAACACAATAATCAGTTTGAAGAACTTGCATGTTATAATGCTATACCAAATAGTATGATTTTATTTGATACAGGTTTAGACCACGGTGTAAAAGATTTTGGAACTAAAGAAAGATTAACTATGGTTGCTTTTTTTGGTTTTGCAGAAAGAGACAAACGTAAAAATAGAGCTATGAAATATCCTTTGATAGAACTAGCGAGATGTAGCACATAAGTATGGACAATTTAAACGAAGTTTTAAAATATAGAGATGCTGTAATATATGATATTCCAGAAGATATTATGCGAGATATTAAAGATAGATGTTTCAAAGCTAAACAAGATCAAGCATTATACAATGACTATTTAATTGGTCACATAAAAGAACAATATAAAATAGAAGAAACTTCTTTAGATTTTATAAAATATTTAATGATGTGTTGTAAGGATAAAACAATACAAAAACAATTACCGTCTCATATATTGTCAGAAGGTAAACCTATCTATTTAGATACCATGTGGGTAAACTTTCAAAAGAAACATGAATTTAATCCTCCACATACTCACACAGGAATTTTAAGTTTTGTTATATTTGTACAAATACCTTATGATTTAAAAGAAGAAGAAAAATGTTTTAAGATTAAATTAAGTGATGATAATAGTAATCAAACTTCAAAATTTGGTTTTTTAAATACAGATTTTCAAGGAAAAATAGTTTTAAATGTTCTTGATGTAGACAAAACATTTGAAGGTAAAATGCTTTTGTTTAATGCAAAACAAATGCATACAGTATTTCCATTTTATACCAGCGATGATTATAGAATAACTGTAAGTGGAAATATTAAAATAAAAGTTTAATCCAATATACCTTTAGGCTGCCAATTAAAAGGAATGGCATATTTATATTCATCCTCTAAACTTCTAAGTGTATGGTGTTTTAAAAAAGAAGAAAACACAACAAATCTACCTATAGTAGGTTTGATTTTTTGATTAATTTCTGGAAAGATTAGTTCTTGTTTACTATCATTTAAATAAACTACTCCAGATAAATATTGACTATAATGATCATGCGGTTGAGTATAGTTTGAAAGACCTAGTTTTATACCCCAAGCTTCTCTTAAATTAAATGGTCTAAACTGATATTTTAAAGTATCTAATTGATTTAGGATACGACTCAATATTTCTATAAATTTCTTGTCTTCATTAAAGAAACGAAAGTTAGTATGAAATCCTTTTACGTTAGTTTTAAAACTAAGGTTATCATTACTAGAAATACCCTCATTTATTCTGTTTATAAAATACTCGCTATCTATGTTTTCTATGGTTCCAGACATAAAAATATAGTCAACATCTATCTTAGATACGATCTCTTTATCAGTTCTTAGCATATTTTTATCACTTTCATATTTTGTAAGTATATAGTATACACCATTATATGCTACAAAAAATAGGATTTCAACCAGGATTTAATAAGCAAGTTACGGAAACCACGGCTGAAGGACAATGGGTTGATGGTGATAATGTAAGGTTTAGATATGGCACACCTGAAAAAATAGGGGGTTGGAATCAATTAGGTAGTGTTAATCAAAACGAATTAACGGGTGCAGGGAGAGGTCTTCATCATTTTATTAATAGTTTAGGTAGACGATATGCTATTATAGGAACTAATAGAATTTTATATGCATACTCAGGTGGTGTATTCTATGACATACATCCTATCCAATCGACAACAACGCTTACTAGTGCATTCAGCACGACTAATGGATCAGCAGTTGTTACAATAACTTTTTCTACATCGCATGGAATTTTACCAAATGATATAATTCTTTTAGATAATTTTACTACTATTACAAATTCTAATTTTAGTTCATCAGATTTTGACGATAAAAAATTTATGGTGACATCTGTACCAACAGCAACAACTTTAACAATTACGATGCCTTCAAATGAAACAGGTAGTGGTGCTACTACATCTGGTGGAATTAGAGTTCAACATTACTATACTGTTGGATCAGCGGTACAAGAAAAAGGTTTTGGTTGGGGTCTAGGATCTTGGGGTGGAGAAGATGGTTCTGCAATTACAACAACATTAAATGGTGCTCTATTAAACGACACTGCAGGAACTGGAGGATCAGGAACTTCAATTACTTTAACAAGCACAACTAACTTTCCAGATTCAGGAACTAATTTTATTTTAGTTGGCACAGAAGAAATATCATACACAGGTGTTTCAGGAAATAATTTAACAGGAATTACTAGAGCTGTTAGAGGCACAACAAGAGCAGCACATAGTGATGGAGCAACTGTAACTAATTCAAGTGACTATGTTGCGTGGGGTGAGGCTGCGTCTGGTGACTTAGTTCTTGAACCTGGTATGTGGTCATTAGATAATTTTGGTGATAAAGCAATTTGTTTAATTCACGATGGTTCATGTTTTTCTTGGGACTCTAGTTTATCAAATGCAACATCAACAAGAGCTACAATTATAACTGGTGCACCAACAGCATCACGTCATATGATTGTATCTACACCGGATCGTCACTTAGTATTCTTTGGAACAGAGACAACTATAGGAACAACATCTACACAAGATGATATGTTTATTAGATTCTCGGACCAAGAGGATATAAATACTTATACACCAACAGCAACCAATACAGCTGGTACACAGAGACTGGCCGATGGATCACAGATCATGGGAGCTATTAGAGGTAAAGATGCAATTTATGTTTGGACTGATACAGCATTATTCACACAGCGTTTTGTTGGTCAACCGTTTACATTTGCGTTTGCACAAGCTGGAACTAACTGTGGACTTGCAGGACAGAATGCATGTGTTGAAGTAGATGGTGCTGCTTACTGGATGTCAGAGAATGGTTTCTTTAGATATGCAGGTAAACTAGAATCACTACCTTGTTTAGTAGAAGACTTTGTTTACAATAATGTAAACTTAGAATCTGGTAATCAAATGATATCAGCTGGATTAAATAATTTGTTTGGAGAAGTAACTTGGTTTTATCCAGAGTCTACATCTACTGTTGTTAATAGAATGGTTACATATAATTATTTTGATTCATCACCACAAAGGCCGGTATGGACTGTTGGTTCATTAGCTAGAACTATGTGGCAAGACTCTGCTGTTTTTTCAAAACCACACGCCTTAGAATATGATGCAGGAACAGATACGTCTTTTGATGTTGTAGGAAACACAGAGGGTAGAACAGCATATTATGAACATGAGACAGGAACAGATCAAAATAAAAATGGAACTATTACAGCAGTTACTTCTAATATAGAGTCTGGTGATTTTGATATTACACAACAGAGATCGGCTCAAGGAACACAAACAGGTGTTGCAACATTTAGAGGAGATGGTGAATTTTTAATGAAGATTAGAAGATTTATACCAGACTTCATATCACAAGTAGGTAGTACACAAGTTACATTACAATTAAGAAATTATTCAAATGACAGTCAGGCAAGTTCACCTCTTGGGCCCTTTACAATTACTTCATCTACAAGTAAAATAGATACACGTGCTAGAGCTAGAGCCATAGCACTTAAAATAGCAAATACTAGTTCTGGTCAGAGTTGGAAATTAGGAACTTTTAGATTTGATACACAACCAGACGGAAGAAGATAATGGCTAAAATTATACAAGTATTAACACCACCAAGTAAAGAATATGATGTTCAAATTGCTGAATCTCAGGTAAGAGATCTTGATGCAATTGTAGAAAAACTTAATTCTACGTTTCAAGAAGATCTTAAACAAGAGGTAGAAGCATTTAACTTTTTTGTAAATTAATGGCTAATAGTTTTATAAATAAAAAAGCAGACTTAACTACTACAGATTTAACAACACTGTATACAGTTCCGGCTGCACAAACGTCAGTTATTAGATCTATATTGGTATCCGAGGATGCTGGATCAGGAACTACAATTGATGTTACATTAGTAAATTCATCCGGTGCTATATTTAGTTTGTTTAAAGCTAAAGCAATTAGCTCTAATACAACTGTAGAATTACTAACTCAGCCTTTAATTATAGAAGAGAATGAGTCTTTAAAAGTACAAGCAGCACAAGCAAATGAATTGCATGTAGTAGCTTCAATATTACAAATCCAACCAAGAGAGGTAACAACATAATGCAAGTAATAAAACCAGCAAAAGTCGAAACAACTTATAGACACAAGGAAACAGGAGAACTTTTTAAGGAGAGAAAAGACTGGGAAGCTAAAGGTTTTAAGGAAAAAGACATGGCTCAAGATGTAAATGTTGTAATGCCTAGTCTTGATTTATTTGGAGAAACAAAATAGAATAGACAGATGGCCATTACAAACGCACAACAATACCAGCAACTAGTAAACAAACCAGCAAACGGTAAACGTCCAGGGTATCGTGGTTCTGATTATGGAGATCAAGCTAGAGGCACAGGTGCTTATAGTGGAGGACCTCCAGGAAATACAGGTGGTGGCAGAGGAGATGGACCAGCTAGAGGTTCAGGTGCTTTAGGAAATCAAGGTGGATCTGATTACGGTCAATTTGTAAGAAAAGCTAAAACAAATGTTAAAATAGCTCCAGAAATTGAAAGAGCGCAAGCAAGAAGAAATTTACCAAAAAATATTTTAAAACAAATGGCTTTAGGTTTTTTACCACCGCCTATTAGACTTGGATATACAGCTTTTAATCTTGCACCAAAACCTTTTCAAGATAAAATTAAAACTGCTTTTCTTAGCGGTCCAAAAATTACAGATGATGATACTCCAACAGGTGGAGGAGATGGAGGAGATGGACAAGACAATACAGGAATAATGATGGCACAAGCATTTTCACCTTATCAACAAGACCTAGTTGAAGATACAGTAGAAGAATTAAGTCCCATTGCTTTAGCGTTACAACAAAGAGATTTAGCAGGTGGACCAAGAGCCTTCGCAAAAGAAGGTGGGATCATGGATCTTGAAACAGGTAGACAAATGTATTTCTTAGGTAAGTTAGTTAAAAAAGTTAAACGTGGCGTTCAAAAAATTGTTAAATCACCAGTTGGTAAAACAGCTTTAGCTGCTGCTGGTATTTTTAAATTAGGTGGTGGTAAATTTGGTAATTTATTTCAAAGAGGTGTAGATAGTGGTTTTGATCTTAGTAAGATACCAGGAGCTGGGTTTCTTCCTAGTGATTCAACAGATAGAAACATGCTTTTGGCAGCTGCAGGATTAACAGCAGCACCATTCTTGTTACAAGAAGATGATACAGAAGATGAGTATCAAAAATTTTTATCACAAAGAGGAGCATCAGGTCAGGGACTAGATATACAAGGAATTAGAAACGATCCTTACCCTTATTTAGGTAGAGCTTTTGTAGCAGATGGTGGTAAACCAGAACCAGTAGCTAAAAAAACTATGCCTTTATTAGACATGGATGGTAAAGAAATGGATTTAAGAGCTGAAGGTGGATTTGTACCAATTGGTAGAATGGAAAAAGCAGATGATGTACCTGCAAGATTATCAAAGAATGAGTTTGTATTTACAGCTGATGCTGTCAGAAATGCAGGCGAAGGAAATGTAGACAAGGGAGCAGAAGTTATGTATAACATGATGAAAAACCTCGAAGCCGGAGGTGAAGTATCAGAAGAATCGCAAGGCATGGATGGCGCACGTAAAATGTTTCAAACATCACAAAGATTAGAGGAAGTATTATAATGGCTATTACAGAAACAAGACAACTGCCACCAAAATTTATTGAAGATTTAGGAACAGACTTAGGTAAACAAATAGTTGCACAATCTGGTATTCCTGTAGTTGCACCTGGAGCAGGTGGTATTACACAGTTAGCAGGAGAATCAGCTGCAGATTTTGCAGCAAGACAAAAAGCTGGACAACAATTTGATATTAGACAACAAAGTTTAGCAGGACTTGCACCTACGGTTGCAGGACAAGATAGATTACAACAACAAGCACAAACTGTTGCGGAAGCAGGCATAGGTTCTTTTCAACCATTTTTAACAGCAGCACAAGATCAAGCTACTGCAGCTGGAACAACATTAGGTGGAATTGCTACCGGTCCAATGACAACTGCTCAGACTCAACAATTTATGTCACCATACCAATCACAAGTAATTGATGCTACATTAGCAGAATTTGATCGTAACAGGGCTATACAAGAACAGTCTATCAGAGATCAACAAGCAAGTTTGGGTGTGCTCGGCGCTGGTCGAGCGGGCGTACAACTCGCCGAGTTTGGTACGGGGGCGGCACGTGAACGTGCTTTATTACAAGCAGGACTCTTGCAGCAAGGTTTTGGTCAGGCACAGGGTGCTAGACAACAAGACATTGCAAATAGATTTGGTCTAGCACAGGCACAACAAGGTTTAGGTGGATTCCAAGCAGGACTTGGATCACAACAACAAGCATTTACAGGTAGAGACGTATCACAACTTGGAACATTGGGCGCAATCAACCAAGCACAAGCGCAAGCAGAATCTGATGCAAGCAGAGAAGCAGCAAGGCAAGCAGCGTTTTTACCACAACAACAATTAGATAGATATGCTGGACAAGTAACAGGACTAATGGGCGGCTATCCAGGTTCAACTCAACAATCATTTGTACCTAACCCTACACCTTTACAAACTGCTCTTGGTATTGGAACAACTCTTGCAGGTTTATATATGGGTAGAAAAGAAGGTGGTAGAATAGGTTATGCAGAAGGAACTGATAAAAAAGGTATTATGCAAATGGCTGAAATAGATATGTTAAAAGATGAATACGATCAATACGTTTTTGATTTACAAGAACAAAGACCAGATGCAATGCCAATGTCTTTTGAAGAATTTAGAAGAATGGTTTTATCGGGACAGGGTTAAATATGAATAGAACACTTAAAAGACCGATGTTTAGAATAGGTGGTTCTGCAGGAACTGGTATTACATCAGGACTAGATAGAAAACCATTTCAAGAAGGAACTGATCCATATGACAGAGCTCTTAAAACAACAACACGAGCAATGGAAGATCTTAAAAAATTTAGAGGTACAGAATCAGGTTTAAGACCAGGAAGTCTACCAGGTTTTTTAACACAGTTTGGTTTAAATCTTGCATCACAAACGCCAACCGGAACTGGGTTTGGTGGACTAGCAGCTACAGCTGCTAAAGCTGCACAATCGCCTTTTCAAACATTTCAAGCAGCAAAACTAGCTGAAAGACAAGATAGAGCAGACAGAGCAGAAGATATATTTTCTGGAGCATTAGCTTCAGAATACGATATTTTAACACAAAAAGCAAAAGCAGGTGCTGATAGTAGGAAAACTGCCGAAGTAGAAGCAGGTATTATTACAAATGCTCAAAACGAAATATTTAAACAAAAAGATATCCTCGCTAATCCAAGTTCAACAGATGCAGAAAAAAAAGCTGCGGATCGAGTAATTAAAGTACAACAAAATGTTTTACAAAAAGAATTAGGTGTACCACCAGAATATGCAGCTATTATTAGTAGTGCAGAACTATTTGATGCTGAAATGACAACAGTAGTTAATTCATATAATGAAAAACAAAAACAAAAACAAAAAGAATATATAGATGCTAATCCAGGTGCAGATCCAGAAGAAGTGTTAACAATGTTTCCAGCTATAGCTGATGGCAGTGCACAAGCAAGAACATTAACTTTTAAAGATTTAAAAGATAGATTTGGTTATTCTACAGGCGGTAGAGCAGGATATAAAATGGGTAGTGAGCCTATGATGGAATCTGTTGCTGAAAGTAAAAGACAAACAGGTGAAGTACAAGACTTATCTTATACTGAACTTAGAGCTAGATTACCTCAAGAAGTATCTAATGATATTGTGCAACTGTTAGCTAATAGCAAACAAGCTTTATTAGATTTTGCAAATATTCAAACAGGCGAAGACATCGCATCATTCAACCAACAATACGACGTAAATTTGACATTACCACAGGGGGCGTAGATGGAACCCTTTAATAAGAATAAAACTATTCTAGATAAAGATACAGTATCTAATACTTTAACTACATCTTTAAAAAACACACTTACTAAACAAAAGAAACCTGTAAGGTTTACATGGAAAGGTGCAGCTGATTTGTTTGCAACTATGAGTAACACTCCATTAAGGAATGTAAACTTACGTTCTCTAATGGATAAATCTTTACCACGAGTTACAGATTTAGCTGAAGGTAGAGATAAACCAAAAGAAAAAGATTACATAGATTTTTTTGAAGACATGGAAAAATCTATATTTGGTGCAGCTCAAAACATAGGTTATTCAATAGGTGATTTATTAACTACAGGAACAGATCTTGCTCTTGATACAAATCTTACAGAAAAATTAGACAAAGCTTATGAAGAAAATAAAATTCAAGATCCTGAAACATTACTTGGAACAGTAAACAAAGTTCTTATTGAATACGGTCTACCAGGTGGTGCTGTGTTCAAAGTAATGAACAGAGCAAAAAAATTATTTAAAAGTAAAAAAATTAAAGATGCAAATTCAGCAGCAGCTGCAACAGGTGCAGGAGCAAAAACAGTTAACCTTGCAAAAAGAGTTGGTTATATGGCAACGGCTTTTGGTGCAACAGACTTTATTACTGCTGGAGCTAGACAGAAAACGGGTGAAGAACCACTGTTCATGGACCAAGAAAGTGAAGAGGGTTTAGATGGAAGAGATCGTGCACTTGCAAGATTTAGAAACAAATTAAGATTTGGTGCTGAAGGAACTATTATAGGTGCTGGGTTTCCAATATTAGGTAAACCACTCGCTAAGATTGCAACCGTCGGTGCAAAATATGGTATTATGAAACCTGCAGGATATGCATTAACAGGTGTTGATACACTAGTTGTTAGACCTGCAACATATCTTTTAGCAAACATACCTGGATCTGCAACAGCCGGTAAGGCAATAAGGAACGCAAGTTCATATGCAATAGATAAAGGTTTATCAACAGTAATGACTGGTAATCCTACAAAACAATTACCTGCGTTTGATAAATGGCGAATGTTTTCTACAAAAAGTAAAGACCCGTTACAAGCAAGATTAAAAAAAGTAGATAATTTTTTATCAGGATTTAGGTCTCTTGGTAAATACACAGGTCAAGGTTTTCAACTTACATCAGGAGCTAAAAGAGAAATAAATGCAAGAAACAGAACAATAGAAAAATATTTAGAGTCTCTAGAAAAAAAATCATATGATTTAGCTAAAGGTTTTGAAGGTATGTACAATACAGCTACAACTTCTCCTGCTAGTAAAGATTATTATTTAGATCAAGTATTATCATATTTAAAAGGACAAATTAAAAAATCTGCATTACCAAAAGCGTTACAAGAAACAGCTGAAAATTTAAACAAAGAGTTAGTAGATACAAAAAAAATATTTGGTGAATTACTACCACAAGGTGATTTAAAAAATTTTATACTTAATAATGTAAAAACATACATGAGAAAATCTTTTTCTATATTTACAAATCCAGAATATATGCCAGAACAAAAATTAAAAGATGGTGCAAAAAACTGGATATTAAATAATGTTGTAAAAACAAACAAAGATCTAAGAGAATCCGCATTAACTTTAAAAACATCTAAAATGTCTAATGCTCAAGCATTAGATGCATACGCTGATTCTTTAGTTCATAAAATTTTAACTAATACAAAAACAGATGGCATAGACCCATTAAAACTATTACAACAAGTATCTAAAAATCAGTTAAGATCTGATAAATTAGTTAAAACAGGTGAAGAATTACCAGATGCAATTAAAAAATTATTGGGAGAAGAAAATAATTTAAAAGCATCTGTGTTACAGACAACATCTCATGCAATTACACAAGCTGTTAATAAACAAACTTTAGATAAGTTAGCTAAAATAGGATTGGATGAAGGTTGGTTATTTAAATCAGAAGCAGATGCAATTGCTAAAAATGCTTTTGATGCACAAAAAATAGGTGACTTACAAAGTTTAGGTATATTAAAAACAGGTATGTCAAAACTTTATGCAACAGCTGATATGGCAAAAGCTATTAAAGGTGCGCCAGGTAAGTTAGATGGTTTATTGCAAAGTTCTGCGTACAGAAACATGTTACAGTTTAAAGTAGCAACACAATTTGGTAAAACAGTTCTTTCACCAGCAACACAAGTTAGAAACGTAACTTCTGCTAGTATGTTTCCATTAGCTAATGGACATATCGGTGGTAGAGCGTCTGTAACAGAATCTATTAAAATGGTTGTAGATGACATATTTGGTGCAGGAAAAGTTATTGATGAAGCAAAATTTATAAAAAATTTAGAAAATAAAATACGTCTTGGTGTAATTGATGAAAACATTGTAGCGTCAGAATTAAAAGCTGTATTAAAAGATATACGTTCAGGGGCTAAAGTAAAAAATTTAGACAGTATAATAAATCAATTAGCTAACACTAAAATGTTAAAAACAGCAACAAGAGTTTATGCTGGAGGTGATAACTTATGGAAATGGTATGGCCATGAGTATGTAAAATCACAAATGAGATCTATGTATAAAAATGTAGATGATATTGCAAAATGGACAGAAGAAATTGTTGGCAGAAAATTTGATAAATTTAATACATTTACCGGCAAAGCAAAAACATTTGACGATGCTATAGATGAAGCAGCTGCGTGGCAAATTAGAAACACTTATCCAACATATAGTAAAGTTCCAGAAGTAATTAAAAATTTAAGAAAACTGCCATTTGGTAATTTCGTATCGTTTCCTGCAGAAATGATTAGAACAACATTTAATATATTAAGTTTAGGATTAAAAGAAGCTACATCTTCAAATGCACAACTAAGACAAAACGGTTATAGAAGACTTATGGGAGCATTAGTTACATTAGGCGGTGCAGAAAAAGGTGTATCTACATTAGCTCAAAATTTAACTGGCATAACTAACGAACAAATAGAAGCATACAAAAGAAGTTTATCTGCTCCTTGGGATTCAAGAGCTGCAATTATACCAATCAATAAATGGAAAGATGGTGTAGGCAAAGCAATAAACTTTTCATACTTTAGTCCATACGATGTAGTAAAACAGCCTTTTAGCGCAGCATTAAAAACATTAGAAGAAGGTAAATTAAAACAGCAAGATGCTGGCGACGTAGCATTTAATTTAATGTTAGGTGCTGACGGACCTGTAAGAAAATTATTAGACCCGTTTGTATCTGAAGCTATTTTTTTTGAAAAAGTATCTGACGTATTACCAAGAGGTTTAATTATTGGAGGTAGAGGAGGCGAAACTAAAACAGGTTCTAAAGTATATTCAATTACAGACGATGGATCAGAAGCTTTTATTAAAAGTTTAGCACATATAATTGAAGGTGTTCAACCAACTGCTATTACTACTGCAGGTAAATTAGTTGCAGGTTTAGAAAAAGATTTGAAAAAAGGAGGAAACCCTGTAACGTTACAAGATGAATTACTTGCATTGTTTTCTGGTGTTAGAATAATTAATGTAAATGGACCGCAATCTATACAATACAAAGTAACAGATTATAATAAAAAGTTTAGGTCTGTTACAACAACTGAAAATTTATTTAGTTTAGAAAATTATCAAAACAGAGGACCGCTTAAATTAGCTGATGAATTTAGACAAATTCAAAATGAAACATTAAAAGTAAACAAAGATTTTCATATGATATTGCAAGACGCAATGAAAATGGGTGTTCCAAAAAAAGAAATTTTAAAAATATTAAGAAATAGAAGAGTTAGTTATGCAAAAGCTAAAAAATTAATTGATGGTAAAAATATACCTTACACAGCATATGATGATCGTATGAAAAAAAGAGTTAAGGAAGCTCAAAAAGAAGCAGAGAGAAGAGGAGAAGGTGAAACAGTTAACAAAGAATATTTCTATCCTAAAAAATTATTTAGAGAAATATTAAATGAATTTAAAAACAAAAGCATTAAGTTAGATGAGCCAAAAGAATCTGAATTAGATGAGTTAAAAGAATTTATAAAACAACAAGAAAATACAGATCAAAGTTCTTTACCAAATCAAGAACAGACAACTCAACTGGCTGATATACAAACACCACCACTGCCAAATACACCAATGCCAGTGGTAAGAACAGCAGCATTACCGGGTACAAATAC